TTCTTGGACTTGCCACTCCTGGTAGACACCTTTTGTGGTTTCCTTTTTCGCTGCTGAAAAAAGTGGGGTTTCGTCGGGATCGCATTCCCGTCCTACCTTTAGGTAGGGATTGGACTATATCATCACAATGAGGCGTATTATTGTACTCATAGTGCTGGGCGCTCTAGCCTGTTATTAAGGGGGCTAACCCCTCAGGTAGTCTCTGAACCTTCTATCGCTGTGTGGATAGCTTGGATGCTGATTGCCTTATCTTTCGACTTAGGGTTCCAGCAGTTCACCCAGTTTAGACCGCACCGATCTTAGTTAATGCGGTAAATCACATCGGCCAATGACTCGCGCTCACCTACGGCTGCGCCAGTTGCATAAATAGCCATTTTAAGGCCTCCTAAAGTTTATTTGGTTAAAAGGTAGTTCACGGCTGCATCTCTGGAGCCGGACTTACTAAGGTTGTCAAAAGCTTTGCGCTTTCGCTCTGTTGCAGAGTCACCCTTCGATTTAGGTTGCCCACTTTTTACCATCTTAGGAGCCGTCTTTACTTTTTTCTTGGCAATCGGTTTTTGCGACTGCAAGTTATTATAAAGATAGGCGTCACGCATCATTACAACGTATCGGTGATCTGTTGCGTCATTTAATTCAGCATCAGTCCAGCCTTTACTACGCGCATGATTAACAATCGCTGCTGTTTCACGAGTTTGGACTTCTGTGTCTTTCCATTCTGGAACGGCATCAAGAAGCTTTTTCTGTTCATCAACAAGTTTTATTTGTCTCATCCTAAGCTGCTCGTTTTGTACCGTTTGCTGCCTAGTTTGCGCGTCACGTTCAACATCGCGTTGTCGGACGTATTCAAGTGGATCACTCTCATACAGACCATCCCAATATTCCTGATCTTTAGGTTGGGTTGATTGCTGTAATTGTTGAGCCATAACATTAAGGGCTTGCTCGTATTGTTGACGAGCTTGCTCAGTAGACGCCTTTTCAGCATCAAGCGTTTTACGCTGTTCCGCTGCATCTTGTAGTCTTTTCTGAGCCGTTTTTTCTAGTTGATAGCTTTTGATGAGTTCATCAATTGTGGCCTCACCTTCTTCGCCATCTACTTTTATAGCATAAGTGTCGATGACTTCTTCAGTTTCATCTTCGCTATCGTCGCTATCTTCTGTAACTTCATCAACTTCAGTCTCAACTTGGCTGTCATCAGCGGCTTCGACTTCCGTTTCTTCAGTACCAGGTGCCTCTACTTCAGTTTCGGCGGTTTGCTCTTGAACTTCCTCGCTTACCACTTCGGGGGCTTCCGGGTTCAAAAGTAGGTTAACAGCATCAAGCTGTGACAAGCTGGATTCGCTAGGAGTACCAGACATAATAAAATCTCCAAATTTTCAAAGGTTATCTATGCAATTCTTCCATTTGCTTAGACGCCATTTTGCCCGTCTGAATTGCAGACTGAAAATGGCCCTCGAAAGCCTCAAGTGCTTTCATTAAACAAAACAATTGCTCACGAAACTCGCTGTCTGCCGGGTCAGTGTGCGCCCAGGCATCGACATACGCATCTCGTATCTCAGCAAATGCTGAAATAACCAACGGATCACGAAGGACCGCAGCCGCCTTAGCGCCTCGATCTTGTTCATCTCTTAAATCCGTCATGCTCTTGGTAGGTTATCTGAAACTTGCCCACCAAAGGCTAATTTCTGTTGGCGAAGCTGCAATTCGGATTCTAGTTCAAACCGTCGTAGCTCAAGCTCGGCTTGCATCTTCTCACGGTCTAACTGGATTTCCATTTCCATCTTCTGTTTCTTCAGTGCAAGCTCGGCTTGGAATTGTGCCATCTCTGCTTGCTGGGCTGCACCCTGATCTTGCTGTTGTGCGCCCTGGGCTACCGCTGCGTCCACTTCCTCACCAGAAGTGAAGAATTGCTCGGTGTCCTTAAAGCCAGCCATTTCAACAATGCGCTTCAGTGTATTCACATACTGGCTTGGTTTAACCACGGGATTATTTGGGCCAAGCTGGTTTAATATCTCTTGCTGTTTGCCAGCGATTTGTAAAAGCATGGCCATCTTTTCGTCTTCACGCCCGTTACCAAGGCCAACTTCTACAGACAGGTCAAAGCCGTTATCCCACGCTCTAGGATCAATCGACACAAAGTCACCACGAATGCGAACAACGCGCTCACTGTCCTGATGCTTTTGAAGCAAGTGCAAGACGCCCATCGCCAGGTCACGACATCCTGTCTCAGCGAAGACACGCGCAATCATTTCTACTTTGAGTTGCGCCCCTTGGATCGTAGCGTTAACAGCGCTTGCCGTAGTTGACTGAAGCGTTGACGGGTCCAAACCCATAGACGCTTTGCTGAAACCCGTGCGTTGATCACGAATAGAGTCCACATACTCCAGCATCGCAAACGCGGTGTTTCCAATTTGTGGAACGGCAAGAGGCTGTACCATACCCGGCGCACGCATTCTGACAATGCCGCCCGGACGCGACGATAATAGGTCATCAAGGTTTACCTGTCCTTCCACAGCACCAACACGGCTATTATTGGTTAAATAAAGGTTGTCGAGCATTTGACGCATAATGCTGGATTTGATTACTTGCAGATCCTTCACCATCTCAGCAACGGAACGCCCGACCATACGATGCGGCATTAGGATTGGCGAAAGTACCGCAAACGGCAGCAGGTCAAACGGTTCATTCTCAAGGATTTCATCACCGTCACCAAGACATACAACTCGGCGTAACTCGGCTATATTGTCGCCGTCATAGTCGGCATGAATGTAAGCCTCTGTAACAAGGATTTCACGCATGGACGGTTCAGTGCTTGTGTCATACTTGTTGCCGCTTTCGATCTCCTCAAATCGAGCCTGACGCTCAGCCTCGTCATCTAGGTCAGATGAGCCAGCATAACGTAAAACAAGTTCAGCGTCGTAACCTTGTTCGATGAGGTCGCCAGCGCGTACTTGAGTCCGGTGAGCTATGAATGAGCAGTCTTCGAGACTAGTTGCGCGGCGAGAAAATATCAGTTCTTCCGGCGGCACGTTGTCAATCTTAACCTTGCCAGCCTTTTTGGTGCGTTTCACCTCTACTGAATACTTGATATCCATAGGCATCTCTTGACCCATAGGATCAACCACGCCCATCTCTGTGACTTCCTGAGATATAACCTCTATCGCCGGATCAGACACCAGCAAAGTAAGTTCGTCTTCAGTTAAACCTTCGTAAGTCTCGTTTACTGTTGTGTCAGTTTCTAACCAGTGAAACTTGACCGCGCCCTGCTTAAATAAGAGTGCATCTTTAAACCAATCATGGATCGTTTTAAATCCGTTGTTGTCTGAGTTGATCGCAAAGTTTACCAGGTCGGTCGCCTGTTCAGCCGCTTCAACATCTTCTGGACCACGCGGCAAGAACCGTGCGAAATCCGGCGACGAGCTAAACATCTTCATCAAGCCCGGCATAATGTATTCTATGGTGTCACTGACTTCTGTGGCTACAACCTGACTACGGTTCTCAACTTCGTTGCCAAAAGGCTCACCAAGATAATACTGTAGTGTCTCAGCGCGTTCAGCGGAAAACTCGCTGTCATAGTAGTTCACAGCGGATTGTATCTCGTTCTGTAAGACGCCGCGAAAGTCCATGTCATCCATTTTTGCCATCACTTCTTAGCCTTTTTCTTGCCTTTTTTTGGCATTTTTTTACCGGGGGTTACTGAGGTTTTCTTAATATACATTGTCTTCATTTGCGCCTCGGTTTTATAATCTAAACAATCCAACTCGTATTGCCGTAATCTAATTCTGCGGCGTACCCATATGCTGACACAGAGCCAGCAGCGCGTACCGCTTGTGTGCCGAACGTCAGCACTAAGGCATCCGCAAGGTCAGGATAGCGCAAACCGCGTTTCTTCATCTCGTCCTTGCCTTCAGCTTTAAACTTGCCATATGACAGAATTTTAAACTTCAGCGAAGAAAGCTCACTGATAAGTTCATCCTGGTTAGGCACATGGCATCTCTGGCTTCAAACCATTCACGGGTCTTAAACCAAAGCTCATCGCGCAAACGCTGGTAACGGTTGCCCAACGACGGGCTTTCCGCAACATTCACGCCTCGCGCTGGCAAACCTAGCTCTCGCAAGCGGTCCACAACGCCAGCACCAATGCCAATACTGTCAACGCAAATCTCGCTGGGGCGGTCTAAATACTGACACGCTTCATACTCAGCAAGAATAAGACCGACGGTTTCCATCAGATCTTTGCCTTGCCAACTCTTGATTGGCTCGATCAAAACATTGCCTTGCCGTTTTGCAAGGGCGGTCCGATCTCCACCAAATCGAGCAGGGTCCAAACCCCAGATGGGCGCGACTGTCATAGGTTCAACATCGCGTGTCACAGCCGCCTCGATCAAATGACGCGAAATCAGGCTGTCAGCGGAATCCGTTGGAAACTCGCCCTTAACCCGTATAGCAAAGGTCGAACTGTCCTCGCCGTATTGCTGCTTCATGTCCTCGATGAAGTCCTCGCTGACATAATCCGCATCCTCGCAACTTACGGTCATCTTGTGCCAGCGATGGGAATTACGGTTGAAAGCGTCGTAAAAATAGCCAGAATTGCGGGTCGGGTTGCCAACCATCAGTATCTTAGATCCAGCAGTAGATAACGCGCCTTGAGCTACTTCAAACACAATGTCATCAACGCCAGAACATTCATCAATGACAAACAATAATCTTTCATGGTGGAATCCTTGCAAGGCTTCCGGGTTCTCTTTGCGACTTACTCTGGCATGGCACGAACTGTCCACACCTTTGACCGTGATCTTATCACTGGTTATCTCAAGCTGGCTTTGTAAGCCTTTGGGCATCTTTCTGGCCCAATTCTGGATTTCTGACCATAGCACCTGGTTTAACTGGTTGGCTGAGTTCGCCGTGCAAACAATGCGACAGGGGCGTGTGATCAGATACCATAAGATGACCCAGGATAGCAGGGCTGACTTGCCGACGCCGTGGCCGGATTTAGCTGCAACACGGGGGCTGTCACGCACAGCTTCTAGGGCTTCACGCTGCCACGCTTGGGGTTCTGCGCCCAGCACGGATGACACGAATAAAACCGGGTCATTATAGAGCGCCAGAAGCACATCGGCGGTCGATTGGGTTTGGGCTGGGGGCATAGGGCTTGCTCAGCAAAAAAGAGGCTCTCCGGGGGAGGACCAGAGAGCCTTGAGAGAGAGGTGAATAACAATGTCAAACATCGTCGAGAGAAAGACAGCTTTAGTCGGAAATTGCCATCTTAATATTCATTTAAGGCTCAGAGTTACCCTAGTCAAGCATTATTCATATAGGAATTAATGGGGGTATAGGAGATGGCTTTGTCCGACAGAAGTAAGGGGGGGTGGGTTAGGTGTAAATAGTTCCAGATGTTTTTACACCTAGCGGACAGGACAGGACAAATGGCGGACATGTCCGTGTCTGTCCGGCGGGGTTAGACGGGGTAGGACGTTTGTTTTTATGGGGGAAACGTGTGTGGGGGGTATACATATATATAGCGCCCCCGTGATCCGACGACGGTGGGGGTGTTATGGCCGATTCGGACCTATTCTTGATTTTTTAAATTTTGCTTTTTCTTTTGCTGGATCAGACGACCAGCGCTTTGTCGTCTAGGCTTTCTGTCTGCTTTCACTGGCTCAGGTTCTGGTTCTGGTTCTGGT